CAGTAAGATTACTATTAACTAGTGTAACTCTGGTTGCTTGAGTTGCAATTGATGCATTTGTATTAGCAAGTGCAGCACGCTCGATTGCACGTGTTTGATATACGGCAGCAGCATTAGCTACCTGCAAACGATCGGATATCAGTGTACGAATAGCAGTATTAGTAGCTTGAATATTGCTACGAACATTTATAATTGACTGGTTGGTATTGGCCAATGCTGCACGTTCAATTGCACGTGTCTGGTATAGTGTTGCAGCATTTGCAACTTGCAATCTGTCTGAGATTAAAGTTCTAAGTGCAGTATTTGTGCCAGTAAGATTGTTATTAACTAGATTAATTCTAGCATTGGTATTAGCAAGCGCAGCACGCTCTACGACTTTAGTCTGATAGATTGTAGCAGCATTTGCAACTTGCAATCTGTCTGAGATTAAAGTTCTAAGTGCAGTATTGGTGGCTTGAATATTGCTACGAACATTTGTGATTGACTGATTAGTATTAGCCAACGCAGCACGCTCGATTGCACGTGTCTGGTATGTTGCAGCCGCATTTGCTACCTGTAGTCTATCAGATACTAAAGCTCTAATCGCAGTGTTTGTGCCGGTAAGATTTGTGTTCAATCTACCAATAGCAAGATTTGTATTTGCTAATGCGGCATTAAAGGTGCTTTCGGAAACTCCGCCACCTCCGCCCCCACCACCTGTCGAAGAAATAGTAATTGTATCGGTTGCGGGGTTTGCAGCTAGTGTGATATTTGCTCCAGCAACAAGAGTTAGTATATCGCCTTTGCTATCAGCAAATATGCTATTGGCACCAACAGTTATGCGAGAAAATGCATTGGCTGCATATCTTGAATCTGCATTTGCTACTTGAAGTCTATCAGAGATTAAGGTGCGTAGCGCAGTATTGGTGGCTTGAATATTGCTACGAACATTTGTGATTGACTGATTTGTGTTAGCTAATGCTGCGCGCTCAATAGCACGTGTTTGATATGTTGCAGCGGCATTAGCTACCTGCAAGCGGTCTGATACTAGAGTGCGCAGTGCGGTATTGGTGCCAGTTAGATTTGTGTTTAGTCTACCAATAGCAAGATTTGTATTAGCCAGTGCAGCATTGAACGTACCAACTGATACTCCACCACCGCTTGTTACAATTGATGCAATATAAGCATTAGTATTGGCAAGAATTTGTTTTACATAAGCATTTGATGCAGCATAAGCTTTAGTTGCAAACTTAGCATCTGCATTTGCAATCCCTAATCTGTTATTAACTAGACCACGAAGTGCCGAATTTGTGCTTTGAATATTATTGTGAATAATATTAACAGAATAGTTTGTATTTGCTAATGCGGCACGTTCAACTGCTTTTGTTTGAAACGTAGCGTTGACATACGAATTTGATGCTAAAGTTTCTACCTGACCTGAATTGGTGGTTATCTTTAGCTGCCCAGTTTGGCTGGACTTTAGTATAGTGTTACCTAAGAATATTGTGCTACCACTTAGATATAGATTTGCATATCTGCGTCCAGGTGAGCCAATATTAAATACGTTATTTGACGCTGGAATAATAGCACGAGTCTGTATGGTAGTAGTAAAATTATTGGTTGACCCACCACCACCACCGGCTACTGTATTAGCTTGCCACTTACCTAGCGTCGCATTCCAAACTAGAGCTTGACCATCAGTTGGGGTTAACGTTGAATTATAATCAACATCATCAAGCCTTCTTAGTAGAACTTCACCAGACCCACCGCCGCTACCAACCATGGCCAGTCTTGATGTTTGAGAACTAATCTTTTGAGATAGCTGTTCAAATCTATCTGTTAGCTGCTTGGATACAGATGATACATCAGCAATTGGACCAGGTGGTCCTGCTTCACCGCGCGGGCCCGCATCACCTCGATCACCCTTAGGTCCAGCAGGACCTACATCACCACGATCACCCTTTTCACCCTTAGACCCTTGCGGTCCCTGCGGTCCTGGAATACCCGGTAGACCACGATCACCCTTAGGACCTTGTGGACCACCAGCAGGGCCGCGAGGACCTTCTGGACCCTGAGGAATTTGACGAATCTCTCCAAGCAGCTTGCTTTCTACACGATCTGCTTCATTCTGTGCAGCCTTAATAGCTGCGGCGAGGATCTTTGCTGCTTCTAGAGATAGAGTCACTTCTTTAACCCTCTTTTTATGCTATTGATCTTATCATCAATATCAATGTCAGATAGATCAATCTTTGAGATATCTATAAACTCATCAGCTTCAATAGATTCTAGCACTTGAGACATATTTTCAATTAGCTTTTTATCATCTTCGGTAAGAGCTACAACACCGTCATCAAAAGATTCTGAGAAAGGTGCTGATTTCTTTGCATTTTGTCTTACATTTTCAGATGAGTCATCTGGCATCATTTCAGGCTGAGATTTATTTGCAGCAACAGCCTGATCCATTTGATCAGCACTATCTATTTCAATTTCAGAACCAAGTTTTTGAATTTCATCATCAGACATACGAAGAACGTTTTTTTGAACCCATTCTTTAGTGTAATACACACCAACGTATGGGCTAATAGTATTCAATAGCTGTAGTCTAGATGTAAGAACTTCTTGATCTTTTAGCTCAGAAAAATAATTGTCTTTTTGGAAATCATATTTGATATATGATCTCATTTCGTACCATTCTTCACGACTCATGACACCCTTAAGGGCTAACTGAATACCCATTAGATGATCAAAGAGCATTGTGAAGCGATGACGCAGACGACCTATGAATCGAGCAAACTTAACTTCATCTCTGGTAATTTCATTTGAACGACCGAGTGTAAATGAACCATTAGGGTCGAGACGTGAGATGGGAACCGATAGAGCCTCATACAGCTTCTTACGGAAATAATCTACATCTGTCATCTCACCAAGATTTTGACCACCAGGCAGAGTTGTAATTTCTGTGCCTCTAGCACCCTCGCGGCGCGGTAGCCAAAAGTCCTCAAGCATTGTCATGAACTTGCGGTCATCTCTGACTTCGCCCGTCGATGCATCATAGACGAGACGATTTTTGTGCTTGATCATAATATCACGAAGATATTGTTCAGCTTTCGGCTTAGGTAGATTACCAACATCGATATAGAATATGCGACGTTCTGGCGCGCGGCTAAGGCGATAGATTACAACCGCATCCTCAAGCATTCTGACCTGATTTAGAGGCTTAATTGCCTTATGCAGATAAGATAGCACCATGCGATTTCTATTATCAAGTAGACCCGAATTTACGTAACAAACTGAGTCTGGTGAAATCTTAACACCCTGCGAATGAGCCGCGCCAGCAAGACCAGATGGGTTATAGAGATAATATTCAGAATATGCTGGGACCGTAGGGTTTCTCTCTTTAGCCGAATCACTATTCTGTTTCTTTTGAGGGATACGAACTTTGCGAATGCGACGAGGGTCAATATAACGAAGTTCTTTAATACCCTCACGTGGGTTCTTGATATCAATCATGATATGATAGTAAAGTCTACCATCAACGTACCAACGGCGAAAAATTTCGTAGCAGATATTAGAGAAATCTAGAAGCTCAAGTATTTGATCAAATTCTTCTTCAATGCGCTTCTTAACTCTGGATGATTGCTTCAAATCATCCATGACAATTCGAACTACGCTTGCGTCAGCATCAGTAACTAAAGCTTCATTTACAATATCATCAACTGCTGCTTCAACTTCAGCATTCATTGACATTTCACGATAGCGAGAGATAAGCTCGGCTTCGCTTTTGGCAGTGCCTTCTAGATCGACAAATGTGCCATATGCACCACCGGGCGCAATTTCTACCGCGCCATCATCTTTCTGCTCTTGAACAAATGACGGTATCTGAGCAGCCTTTTTGGCTTCATCCTCAGCCTTACCGATGCGGAAGCCAAATAACTCTATAGCCATCAAAAGTCCTCAAAAAAATAGGTCCGCTATATTTAGCGGACCTATCGGTTAGTTCCGCGTTGCGGGGTATCGTTATACCGCAAGCGTTCCGGTATTGCCAGGTGTTGTCAGATCCCAGTAGTCATATGCAAATTCAACTGGGAAAGTTTCAACCTGTTCACCGTTATCCCATGCAAGATCAATAGCGCCGACCTCTGTTGGGAAGATATTTACAAAGCGATATGTACGTAGAGCCTCACCAGTCTTTGCATACTGAGTTACAGTAGCAGTTGTTCTATATGAAGCCGTAGTAGCTAGATTGGCTGCTCTCAAGTTTGACTGATGAGTATTGATTGCGTTGCTCCAAATTTCCATTGCAGAACGCACTTCAAAATCTTCATCGTTTAGAATATCGACTCTCCAGTTTGCAAATGTGCGAGTGCCTGCAATCTTGATACGGCGACCGTAGTAAGCTTGCTCAATTACACCGACGCTGCTCTGAGGAATCTGGGCAGCTCGGCACGTAAATGACACTCTAGCGCCAACATTAGGTACGCCCGCAGGCGTATCGATGATAACGCTAAAGAGCGAGGGGCGGGCGCCACCAAATGGGAGCCCGGCCGACGCAAATTCTGAGACATTAAATGGCATGTCTTATCTCCCTCTTACCGCGCCTTATGCTCGACCGACAACTTCGGTAAACTCGACGCCGGTGCGGACCGCGACGAAGTTCAGCTGAATAAAGTTAATTGATCTTGCCGGCTTAACATAGATGTCACCGACAAATTCATTACGGTCGATCACCTCAGGTGTATTGTTAGACTCGTCGCACACAACGCGGAAATCGTAGATGCCGCGACGACCCTGAACATCACGCAAGAACGGCTCGACAAGATTACGGAACTGAGCGCGTGTAAACTCGTCATTGAACTCAAACAGCGTAAACTTGGCTGC